CTCGATTGTAAGGTTCCCTGCATTGATACGGAAGATATCACCCGTCTCAATGGTTTTAGATGCGTCCAGCGCACCCACAAACAGAATGTTGCCGGAAGAGGCTGCATCAGCGATAAACGCATGGGTCACTGTGTTGTTCGTACCTGTTGAGGCAGAATACTCAATGTTGTTTGCGTTAGTTATTGTCTGTGTGTCAGTTGCACTAGCTGCCAGTGTCCAGTTTGCTGCGGTCACTTGCTGACGAGCATAAGCACCAAAGGTAGCTTCTGTCAGTGTGCCAGCTTCCGCGTCAGAAACTGCTGTTGCCAAGCCGACATAGATGCTGTCGCCTGGTGATGAAAATGAACCAGAATCATTCTTGAAGATATAAGCCAACAGCTTATTCTCAAGATAGGTGGTTGCTGCGTTACTTGTTGCCATTTATAACTCCTAAGTCCTTGGCCTATCAGGTAATCCCCTGCGGTATGCGTCTGAGTTTTCTCTGGCCTCTGCCAAATCTTTCAAACGCTGAAGCTCCTGCGCGAACCGCTGTTCGTACAGTTGCATCATGTCGGCCTCACCTTTCATGTAAGTATACGCTTCCACAAGTGAGCCGTAAAGAAGAGCGTTAGGGGCATTCTCGCTCAACCATGATGTTGCGCTATCCAATCCAGCAGTGATGCTGGCGGGTCTGTAGTAATAGTGTAGCTCTACTGTGTAGGCTTGGTCTGGTGTTGGGCCTAAAATGAAGTTGTCAACGTCATAGATTGAGTAATACTTCGGAGCGGCGTTAGCACCAACATCGATGTGATATTGTTGAACATAGTTTACATCCTTGTGAAGTAAGAAGTCCTCACTGCCGGATGTTGTGATCTGAATAGAAAAGGGAGCAAGATAGTCGGACGGCACAGACAGGTACGGATCGCCCTGTGTCAGAGTAGCTGTCGCGTTCTTACGAAACAGTTCAAGGTCAACAAGTGTAAAAATGCGATCTTCTGCGCCGCGAATAAACACAGGCAGGTTTGTCACAAAAGAAGTTTCTGTGTTCTCTGCGAAATCTTGTATTGCTTGTTTTAACTGTGCATATGTAAACGACATTATTCAATCCTTACTACCGCATCAGAAGCATTTGCTGTTGGAATAGTTACAGTAAAGGTTGCGTTAGATGTGGTTTGATCGGAGCCAAAGTCATAAACGGCAACAGCTTTGTTAGACTTACTGCTGTTGTAAATCAAAGCACCTCTAGCCGTAATAGTAGAGTTTGAAAAGCTGACATCGTTGAAATCAACAAAAGCTGTAGTGCCGCTGGTAGTTGGAGCAACAGTAGTCAGTGTTGCTCCGCCTGCGGTGTAACCGGTGCCGCTTACCTCATTCGTTGTTGAATAGGCAGTGGTTGTCGCATCTAAAGATGCTGAATTTGTGAACAGCGCAAGTTTAAAAGTGTCTGCTGTAAAATCGTGTTCCGCCTCAAGAAGCTCTTTCTTAAAACTTGTACACAGTGCTGTGGTGATTGCCATCTCTTACTCCTATAAAGTATTCACCTTGTAACCCATGCCGCTGTGATTTGTGCAGTAAGTATACAGTGTAGGCGCGCCTATTGCCACGGTTATCTGAGTGTAGGCTCCAGCAGTGCCTGGAGTGCCAACAGTTGTTACGCCTGTTGTGTACTCTACGCCGCCACCGTGTGTGCCGTCAGCCGTAGTAGAGAAGCGTAAAGGGTGACCAGAGTTGCTGCTGTCTGACTGGTCATATCTGTAGGTGCTACCTTCGTTGATGTCTGTACCAAGAGCACCAGGACGTGAGCCATCCTGATAATATACGTTACCAGAGCCGGGGTTAACAACAGTAATAGTATATGTAGCAGCAATTGTAACGATACTTGTGGACAACGTACCCACAGCACCAGTGCCCGCCACGCCTGCAAGAGTAAGCGAGATAGCTGCTCCTCCAGGGGTTGCACCTGTCGTAGTCAGTGTGCCCGCTCTTGCTACCGCTCTGGGTATAGGAATCGGCTGAAGTGTTACAGTGTTAAAGGTGGGAAACCTTACAGTCACAGGCTGAAGATTGTTTTCAGGACGTGGGTCGTACAGGGCTTGAGGGTCGGGGCCAGGGCTAATGGGCTCAAGCTGCTCATGCTTTGGCTCAAATTCATCTGGTCCGACTTTTGAGCCATTCCACTCCGTCATCATTTCTGATAAACGATAACGAAAGCCAGAGCGATCTGAGTATCCCCATGCGTTTTTCCCAGATGCGTATCTCGCCATTAGTTCACCCGAAGATAAGAAATACTAGGCTGTAACTTCAGTGGTACTCTATCTTCGTCCTCATCCGCTGCGCGTTGGAACTCTTCTTCATAAACAGACTTCAGAAGCTGCACCCGATCCGGGGCCTTCTTCATAGCTATGTAATATGCCAGCCCTGCCACAATACACGGCAAGAACCGGAACGGTGCGTCAGTTGTATTCGCCAACGTATCAACATCTTCGATGCGCTTCACATAATAGTACACAAGCGTATCTGTTGAGTTGTCTGGTGTAGCCCACAAGGTGATTTCAGGTGTAGACTGACGATTGTAAAAGTACTGACTGGGCCGGCCCTGTGTAGTTTTGTTCGGCAAGCCAAGATATTCACCGCGTGACATCCGGCTCAGTTCATAGTCTGTGCCGCTGCGACGCAGTGATACTTCAAGAATATCCGTGTAGTTGGAGTTCAGTGTGTAGGTTGCTGTGCCCTGTGTCAGAGCCTGTGTTGCCTGTTTGACAGTCCACAGGTTCAAACCACGGTTAGCCCAGTCAGCAAACATCAAGTTCATAGAACGACGTGCTGTCTTAGTATCGTAACCAGTGCGGACTTCAAGCCCGCACCGCTCATATGCTTCTTCGATTATCTCAGCTACGTCGAGGTCGAAGTCTGTTGAACCTGATGTTGCCATATCACTTCATCTTTTTATGTGTGCCACCGTAACCTTTTTTGATTACGTTGCCCTGCTTGTCTAAGACACCTCTCTTTATAAGAACGTCTTTTTTGGTAACACTGCCGCTTCCGTCTGCGTCAGGAAAGTTACCACCGCCCATTTTAAAACGGGTGCGACTAGGCTTACCGCCTCTTTTAGGCATAATCATTGCGCCTGCGGCGGCTTTTCTCGGAGAACAATGCATTACTTCTTCTTCCTTCTCAGTGATTTAACGCGGCGCGGCTTGCCGGCAGGTTGGCCCAACCGCTTCTTCTGTGCTATTCTACTACGTTTTTCAGTAGCCGTCATCTCTTTGGATGTTTTCGGGGTCTTAGAAGACACTCGTTTAGAGGGGCGGCAATATGGAGTACCCCGTTTTTCTCCCTTACGTCTGCCACACGCTTTCCCCGTGCGAACATCCTTCCACTCCTCTTTGAACCACCGCTTGAGAGCAAGACCCTTTTTTGTTTTTCTAACCGCCATATCCTACCTCTAAAGTTAGGCATTCACTATGACCCAAAGAAACCAAAAAACAAAGCCTACAACAAGAGCGGCTAAACCGCCTATCATCATCCACTCTAGGACTTTTTCTATCTGCTGCTCTCTGCGTCTTTTTTCTTCAAGTCTCTCTTTTCTAAGCTGGGCCTGAATCCTCAGGATATCGTTCCAGCCGTTTATGCCATAATTACCAATGATAAAGTTGCGAAGCTCTTCCTCCATCTTCTCCGCTTTTTTCTTAATGGCAAAGGTTTCTAACGCTTCTTCTTCTACGCTTCCAAACCTACGCCCTTTGGCTTTGTCATGGCCTTCTTTAATATTGTTAAGAGCATTCATGTACCTGCCGATGTCGCCGGCCATGGACTCTATTTCTTTGCCTACCTGGAACCCTTTGCGAATCGCCTGATAAGCACTTGTAGCGATAGCGAACGCACTAACCGGATCCATATCTAACCATCAATATATTTTTGTTGTTCGGTACTTGTAAGTTCCACCTGTTGCTTTTTTGGTGGATTTGTTGCCCCAGTTTGCTGCGCCAACTTTTCGGCACTTGGCGATGGCTCCGCTTGCATATGCTGACGGGAAAACCTTGTAGCGTCGTTTTACCTTGTGATAGCATGCATCTTTTTTACTCACTGACTTGCCTCCCGGCTTTGATATTTGCTGACTCATCGAACCACGCGAGATTGTCACCGTTCCGTCTCCTTATGTAATCTTGCCACAACGGCGTTAACATTTTGTGATTCTCATCTACCTTGACCGCTATCACAGCAGTCTCTGTCTTCAGGTCAACGATAGACAAAGCAATCCATGCAACAAAACCGAGTACAGCAGTCACTAACACGTTTAGCATTTCCATCTCCGCCTCGCAGCGCAAATACGCTTCTTTGGTGTTTTCTTACAACTAATTCCGTGCATCTTCATTTGGCCTTTAGACCGCGCACAGTAAGACGTGCGTCTCTTGCCGCCGCCTGGTTGCGGAGCCTTCAACTTAGAGCCTGTGGCCCTGTTGTATTTAGCACGGCCCTTCGCCGTGAGGCCGGCACCCTTTGATGCTGGTAGCTTCTCGCCCCTTTTCACAGAGAGGCTAACTGATTTCTTTTTCTTCTTCGGTGCCATTACAACCTCGAATCATTTTTAATATACACGATGTCAAGCGCGGCGGAAACATGTAGTGCTGAATTGGAACTACTGCCTACCGCACGAACTTCAATGTCTGTTTTTTCTGCAAATCGAATTGGGGTTGAATACTCGATCTCAGCGTGGTCGTTATGAACCGCGAACTTGTCATGCGTCCGGAAAACACCGCCCGGTGCTTTCGAAATCAGGCGAAGTGTTCCGAACTTGTTGTTCGCCTCAGTTAGACAGGTGGTGTCTTTTTGCAGCAAGTATGCTGTGTAGCCAGCGGGAACAGTCCACACCGTCATTAGCGTTTGATTTTCGCCGAGCGTAATACGAGCGTATGTGGTAGAAGCGTTAGTTATGTTTATAGTGCCGGCAGGTTCCTGCGATCCTGCAATAAAAGCCCTAAACACGCGCAAGAAAAACCCGCTGGTTTCCCCCACCCCGGTGCCATCCAGCGTAACTGTTTCCGATAATTCGTTGTAGTCGGCATCCAAGCCCTGAATGGTTACTTGCACACCTTCATCATCACTACCGCTTGCGCTGGTGGCTGTCATTTTTACAGCAGATGACGGATAGGTATATATGCCGCCCACATCCCAGATGGTCTCTTCCGTATCGTTAATTAGAGGATTAAACCCGAATTTGTGAAGACGATAGTGCCCAGGAATCTGCCCACGAGCAATCTGTAGCGCAAACGGTTCGCTTGTGCCGACTTGAGATATAGATCTTATCTCGTGGACAGTCATTGTTTAGGACCAGAATATGTTAGCAGAAGTCCAGTTTGTTTTTGTAGCAACGTGAATGTCGTCACTAAACAGGATACCCTCTCCCGGTATAGTAATCTCTGTAAACTGAGAGATTGTCCCGGCAGGGATGTCCTGATCAAACAACGTGGTTCCGCCGTTTCCGTCTGTTAGCGTAATCTTCGCCGCGCCGGAGGCTGTGGAATACACAGTCACCCCGCGAAGACGTGCTCTGCCAGAACCGGTAGAACCAACTGCTTCCATGTGCTTGAACTTGGTATCAGAACCAGCCATTACACTCTCCTATTAGATAGTGTTATTGATGTTCTGCAAGTACTCAACAGTCACATAGCCTTCGCCTGCTGTACCAGCAGAGAAGTCAATGAAGATATCGACATCTGAAGAACCGATGTTGGCCCATGTGTCTGTGTCTGCCTTTGTACCAGCAGAACCCAGCTTAAAGACGTTGGCGGCTGTACCAGCAGCCAGAGCAGTAAACAGATTTGTTGAAGTGCTGTTTGTGCCCATGCTGATGTTAGCAGCAGTACATGCGGTTGTGATGTTGATGGTGATTTCCATAATCTGGCTGTTAGCAGGAATTCTGATGCCTGTGTTAGCAGCAGTCGTGGACTGTGTCCAAGTGCCTGTCTGCGCCATCTTTACGAAACCTACGTTGGCAGATGCGCCTTCGCGCACTGATCCGGCCTTAATCGGACCTGAAAAGGTAGTTGTAGCCATTTTTGTCTCCTGTCGTGGCTAGTGTCAGCCGCACCGTGCGGCTGTCAGGGATACCCAAGTATACAATAAAAAAGGGCGGGTGAATACCCGCCCTCTTGAAAAGATGTTTTAACCTTATGCGCCAGGTGAACCGAACACACAACGTGGGTCTGAGAAACCGAAGCTGTAACGCTCACGGGCCTTGAACCGCATGTTGCCTGTGTCAAAGTCTGGGTCCATTGAGGTTGCCAGAGCAGCCCGCTCAAAGTGCTTGAAGCCGTTTGGAGCGTCTGTCTTGATGAAGAACGCATCAGTGTCTGTCAGGTAGTCGTTAACTACATAACCTTCAGGCAGCATGCCTGATGACTTGATGGCGTTTACATCGTTGTCGGCTGTACCAACACGCAGGTTGGAAACCATCAGACGTTCTGCAACGAACTGAAGCTGACGTGGAATGATCAGTTTCATGCCACGCAGAGCGATTACCAGGCCACGCTCGTCTACGAAACCAGCAATGTTGATCAGCGCGTCTTCCAGAGAAGTTTCGTTCAGATCAGCAGCAGTTGATGGTTCGTTGGCGAATGTGCCACCAGATGTCAGCGGGTGTGATGCGTCACACAGAGCAACACCGTCGCCGCCAGCGTTTGCGCCAGCAGAGAATGCGTTGTTCAGGATAGCCGCAGCTTTAACCTGCTTAGTGTGTGCCATAGAACGTGCCAAAGCGCGTGTATAGCGTGAAGCCAGACGATCATACAGATTGTCTTCTACAGCTTCTTCAGTGATTGAGAAGGCCATAGCAACTGTCTCGTGGTTGTAACGAGCAGTGTATGCTTCATTCGCATCGTCAAACGATACGCCTGAACCTTCAGCTTTTGTCGGAGCCGCGCCGAAGCCTGACAGCATTACCTCTTCCTCGAATGCCCGATCTGATGATTCGGTGTCGAAGATTTCAGAATGCTGGCCTTCGTAGCGACCATATTCCATGCCAAACAGGGCGTTGAGACCAGGCTCTAGCTCTTTGGCGAGTTGTGCTCTTGAAATAGCCATTACTCAGGTCTCCCTTACGCTACTGTGCCTTCAGCAGATCCGCCGGTGGCAGGTGCTGTAAGCGCGTGGTTGTTAATGGTTACGATCATGCCAACACCGGCAGCGGTGAAGTCCTGATTCTCTTCATCGTCCAAGATGCCTACGATCTTCAGAGGATGTGAGAGGTCAGACGCATCAGCAGTTGAAATGTCCAACTGTGTTGCTGAGATGCCAGTTGTTGTGCTGCCGTCCTGTGCACCTTTTCCTGATACAGCAGAGAACTCTGCATTTTCAAAAATAGTTGCAATAGCGGTTGCACGATCAGTGATTGTGCCGTCTGTGCAAATTACAAAACGCTGATTAGGGTTGTCGTGCACAAATCCGATGATGTCGAAGTTTGTGTCCGCACCTGAACCAGGCCAGTAGTTTGAAAAGACTTTCTTTCCAGTTGTGGATGAAACATACTCACAGCCAGCAAATGAGCCTAAGAGCTTCAAAGTGTCGCCAGAAGCAGAGCTAGAACGGGCAATTGTGCCGTCGTTTGTAGCAATAACTGGTGAACCTTGATAGATCGCAGAAGCACTGCTGCCGATAAAGTATGCATTTGTTCCCATGTCAACATGGGAGAGTGGCTTCAAGCCAAAACCAACATTTACGTTAGCCATACTTATCTCCTAAAAAGGTTGAGTGGTCAGTTATTATCCTTACCACCAAATGATACACGACTTTGCCTATCATTAGAAATAGGCATTGAGGGGTGTTGTTCCCTCATCAAGTTTTGATCTACGGCATCCATTTGTGTGCGGGTCTGCTCCCGGAAGTATTCAGTTCTTTCTTCTACCGTTTCCTCTGGGATTCGCGCCAGCATTAGGCCACCAACCCCAATAACACCTGCGTGTGTTCCATCCTCAATAGTCGGGTAACGCCCCGCCAACTCAGGATATTCATCAGCACGAACAGGTTCCCATCCTTCACGCATTTTAGTGGATACATTCATCTTGTCGTCTTCCCCCCGAAGAGAGGTCCGAATCCAACGATGTGTGTACCCTGCTGGTGCCTCTGGGGCTTCCAGCTTGGAAGGGGGTGCCCACGGCTTCCGCCGTGTGGACTTTGCACGAGTTTGTGAGTCCCGTGAAACTCTTTTTGTAGAATCAGTCATTGTCTTACTCCTTGACGTACTTAGCGTATTCTTCGAGCGGAACATTCAACCGCTTTGCAATCGCTATCTGCGATGGAGTCAGCTTGACTGTTCTGCGCCCCTTTGTTGACTTCGACCGTGAGGCCGTGGACTCAGCAGAAGCGACTCTGGGTCCTGAATCACCTTTGGTCGGAGCCGCAAACTTGTGCGGAAACTCTTTCCTCATGCGATTGTCAAGTTCATTATAATACTCATCGGACTGTGGGTCAAATCCTTCATCCTCAATTAATTGCCTATGAACGCCAAAAGCAGCATATGTCATAGTCTGGTCAGCACCAAACCACTCATTTTTCTGCGCCCACGCTTCTGCTTTCGGGTCAGGTTGCGCTGGTTGTTGTGCCTGTGGCTGCGGAGCAGCGGGCTGTTCGACGGGCTGTTCCGCCCGCGTTTCCTGCCGCTTCTTAGCCTGCTCAAGTTGCGCTTGGTCCAAAGCCAGCTTGCTCAGATTCTTCTGCGCCTCAAACATTGCTTCAGCGTCGCCGTCGTCATACGCTTTTTGGTATGCTTGCTTGGCAGCTTCAATTTGGGAATCAACCCGTGTGCCAAACTCGCTGGTGTACGACTCGTCCAAAGCATCAAGACGCGCCTTAAGTTCATCGTTCTGCTTCTTAACAGACTCGGCAAACTCAATCGCAGCAATACGCTGCGCCTCTTCGTCCCGATACTTCTTAGTTAATTTGCTAATCCGCTGCTGAACATTTTTAGAATACTCTTGAAGCTCGTCTTCATTAGCAGCTTGTGGCTGCTCTTCAGCTTCAGCTTCTTCCGGTGCGGCTTGCGCCTCTTCCTGTTCTTCAGCCTCTACGATTTCGATTTCTTTTTCTTCAGCTTCTTGCTGCAATGCGTCGGTGGACATTATGCCGCTCCATACGTTTTGATATCGTCAGGGTCAACGATGGTTGCAATGA